TTATTTTAAACCTTCTATTAGATTATCAATATAATCTTTTTCTGCAGTATTTACTATACTAATATAATTATTAACGTATTTTTCTTTTTCATCAATATATAGTCTTAATCCATTATAATCTTTTCTTTCCACAAACCATTTAACTTTATTTATAATTTCTTCACACAATTTTAATTCTTCCATATTATCACCAAGTAAATTATAGCAAAAACGCCTCAATCGTGCAATAGTTATAGTATCTGTATCTTAAAGCTAAAAGAGTTAAAATGTAAGTATGTTCAGTGTAAAATAGATAACAGGAAGGAGGAAAAATTATGATATACATAAGGGTAAAAGAAATATTAAAAGAAAAAAAATGCAGTAAATATTGGTTTATTAAAAAAATGGAGCGGTGGATATCAAGCACTTAGTCATTTAATGAACAATGAAACGAGCGGAATTCATTTTGATACTTTAGAAAAAATGTGTGAAATACTAGATTGTGAACCTGGAGATATTATAGTTAGAAAAAAAACAAATCGAAAGAAGGTAAATACGAATGAGCAAGTTACTAAAGCAATATGAGCAATTAAAAAAAGATGATGCATCTTGCATTTATTTGTTTAGAGTTCGGAATTTTCTATAACATTTTAAATGCAGATGCAAAAATTATCAATGAGAAACTAGGATTAAAAATAACAGATTTAGGCCCTAATATTTTCAAATGTGGCTTTCCTGTTTCCCAGTTAGACAAATATATCATACTACTAAATAAAATGAAAATAAAGTATAAAGTAATAGATAATTTGCCTAATTCTAATATAAATGACTATATGAAAAATATAGAAATAAAAAAAATAATAAATAAAATTGCTGATATAGATTTAAACAATACCACATTTCAGCAAGCATTTAATACTTTATTAGAACTTCAAAACAAATTAAAAAGCATAAAATAGAGGAGAAAAAAATCTCCTCTATAAATAATTATTTCAATTTTTGATTTACAATTTTTTGGATTGCATTATAATCATATCCTGCTGCAGTTAATCTATTTTTTCTATCGGTACCATTTCCCCATAGTCCTTTAATTACTTCATTAGCAATAGTTTCGTTTGATTTTTTATTTGAACTTGTAGATTTTCCAGATAATTTATTATTAACTGCTGCTTGAACTTCATTGTAGTTATATCCTGCATTTTGTAATCTCGTTTTCCTATCTTCTCCATTTCCCCATTTACCTGCAATTACCTCTGCTACAATAGTATCAATAGATTTCTTATTTGATGTTGTTGTATTTGAAGTTTTTCCTGTTAACTTTTGATTAACAATTGCTTGGATTTCACTATAATTATATCCTGCATTTTGTAAAGCTGTTTTTCTAGCATCTCCATTTCCCCATTTACCTGCAATTACTTCATTTGCTATTTCTTCATTTGATTTCTTGCTACTTTGAGGTGGATTTGTTATATTTCCTCCATCCAATTGTGCATTTACGGTATCCGCTAATTCTTGAAATCTACTTTGTAAATACTTACCAGGGCAAGTTGTATTAGAAAACATATTATGCCTTGTTAAACTACCATTAGGTGTTCCGTCATATATTAATCTGAAGTTATATCTCTTGCAAACATCAACTGCTAATTTTACTAAAGTATTCCATGCAGCATCTGAAATCTTCCAATCTCCACCAACTTCACAGTTAGAAACTTCAACTGTAATAGCTTGATTATCATTAGATTTTGAACTTGATGTGTAAGCTCTATCTTCCTCATATACATTACATACTATATCTCCTTCGTTACCTATACAGTAATTAGCTGAAGCATATCTATCTGGCTTTTGAAAAATATTAACTGCACATTGTTTTGCTGTTAATATTCCTGCCATAATATGTGGAGTAAATTTACAAATTTTATATCCATTTCTTCCTTTTTGATAATTGTTAGAATGAGCAATATAAGCACCTTGTGCTAAACTTGACATTGTTCCCATTATTCTTCCCCCTCCTCTTTACCATTACTTAATTCTACTTCCATTTCTGGTGTCATTTCGATTTCTTCGTCGATAATTTTGTTTTCTTCCATAATGAAGACCTCCTTTTCAATAATAAAAACCAGAAGATTTTTTAATTTTCTTCTGGTTTCTTTAAAATATAAGAATTTAATTCTTATTTTGTTTTTGTGGCATCATATATTCCTCCTGCTGCAGTAGCAGAAAAAATACATAATATCAATGCATATAAAATATTAGTATTTAAGCCTGTTGCAAATACCAATATTCCAGCAATAATACCTATTATTATGTTTTGGTATGGTATATAATCTTGTGTTGCCCAATTAAATTTTTTTGCTAATGTGCCAAACACTGCAGTTACTAAAGCTGTAGCAACTGCTATTATAATATCTACTGTTAATTCCATAAATTCCACCTCCTAACTTAAACCTATCTTTGATAGTACAAGTACCATAACAGCACCTACAAAAACATAAAAAAGATAATCAATGAATTTATCCCATTTCTTACCTTTTTCATTTACATTTTGATGTTTTGTTGCTATTATTTCTTGTAAATTGTTGTCTAATTTAGTATTTATTTTTTCTACACTATCTTCCATTCTGCCTATTCTAAAGTCCATTTTTTGCATTATTGCATAGGTTTTTTCTAGTTCATCAATTCTAGCTTCTGCATCATCAATTCTTTTATGTGCAGATTTGGCACTTTGCTCGTTGAAAATTATCTTTTCTATGTATTTTTCATCCATTATCTGCCCTCCTATTGCAATTCATTTTCAATTGCTTGGACCTTTTCTTCAGTATCCTTTATTCTATTTTCTATTTGTATCCATCTTTCATTACCTGTATCTACTCTTTTGTTATAGTTCACCTCATGAAGTATAGTAAATGCTATATCTATTATTAATACTACAATTACAATTATCATCAAAGCAATCAATTTAATATATTTATTTTTATCCATTTTCTACTCCTTTCTAGGAAGTCAAAAAAACAAGCCCTTAAGCTTGTTTTTTCATTTCTTCTTTTGCAAAATTTAACCAAGTTTCATAATTCTTTTCTAAATCTGCTTCTAGTGTATCTCTGTACCTTACAGTTATTCTATATATATCATATATATAGACTTTTTTTGTTTTTTCTCCATCATTTCTTATTTCTTCTTGTATATTATCATAGAAAACTATATCGCATTTTCCTTCATCATTTATATTTTCAATTTCAAATTTTTTTTCTGGCTTTACATTATTTTCTTCTTGCATTTTTTATTACCTCCTTACATTTATTTATACTTATATATGGTTTAATATATTTTTTTGTATAGTTATGTGAATTAGAATACTTCAACCAACCATTATAGCTTAAAACAGCTCTAGCATCTTTTACACTCAATTTGCCTTTTTTATATATCCTTTTTATTCTTCTTCTTATTCTTAAGCAATTATTCCTTCTTAATGTTGTATAACCTCTATAAAATCGATATCCTAAAAAATCTAAAGGTCTACTATCAGTCCTAAATAATTGCCAATTTTCTTTTAAATTTAAATTTTCACTTTTTAAAAATATTTCTATTTTTTCCTTTATTTTATGTAATTCTCTTTTATTTCTATGAAACAATACCATATCATCCATATATCTAATATAGTATTTCATGTGTAATTCTTCTTTTATATAATGATCTAAATCTTGTAAATAGAAATTTGCAAACCATTGACTTGTGTAATTTCCAATAGGTAATCCTTCTTTTGAACTATCTATTATTTGATCAATTAGGTCTAATGTATCTCTGCATTTCAATATCTTCAAAAATTTATATTTTAATTTTTCTTTATTTATAGAAGGATAAAATTTTTTAACATCTAACTTCAAACAATATTTTGTGTTTTTTCTATCTTGAATTAGAATTTTCTTTATGTATCTAGCTCCATGTAAGATTCCTCTATTTTTAACTGAACCACAGCAATAGTAATACATTCCTCTCATTAAAATAGGCTCTAATTGCAACATTAGAGCCCAATGAATAATTTGATCTGGATAAAATTGAGGTTTATATATTATTCTTTCTTTTTTCCTTACACCATCTTGAATTTTTATCTCTCTATAAGGATTAGGCCTATATTTTTTGTTTTTTAAAATTTCATATAATAAATCTGTATAATAAATTTGGTTATCTAATATTCTTTTAACATTTTTTCTACTTTTCTTGCCTGTCCCAGCTTTACTTATTGCTTTATATATATTTCCTTTATTACATATTTTCGAATATAAATTTCCAACTCTTTTCATATCCTGGTCCTTTTTTCTTATTTTGTCTATCAGTTTTTCGCTAATAGAAGCTACTAGACTAATCCAGTTACGACTTTATTTCTAGCAAGTGCTATGGAAAATGATGTGTACATTATAATAAAAGTAAGAAGACGAGCACCGTAGTTCAAGTTCGAAATAGTCGAATCATTGTTGCAAACCCAGTACCAAAGACCGGCATTCATACCGTTGTTGAAGTTACCACCCACACGAGCAACATTCCCAATACACATTGGTACTCATCACACATCAAGTCCCCTAACAATATATAATAAAATATTTTATACTTTTGTTATTCTATACAAAAACTGGTTATACATTTTCTAAATAATAGTTTTTTAAGAAGACGAGCACCAAAGTGCAAGCCTGGAATAGCCGAATCAATGTCACAAACCCAGAACAAAAAACCGGCATTCGTACCGTTGCTGAAGCTACCGCCCACACGAGCAACATTTCAGAAAGAAATATGGGCACTCTCTTCACATCAAATCCCCTATAAATATTATACACATTATAATAAAATTTAATAACTATTTTATATTTAAGCTATTTCACATGGAGGCTGGCCGCCCCCATTCCCCTGCTATTACTGGTTTTTAAGAAGACGAGCACCGCAGTTCAAGTTCGAAATAGTCGAATCATTGTAGCAAACCCAGTACCAAAGACCGGCATTCATACCGTTGTTGAAGTTACCACCCACACGAGCAACACGATTTTTATCTGCTGATACATATCCATCACACATTCCTGAAGAAGAACCAGCACCTCCTCCAATTTCTATTGGTAAAGCTATTTCCGGATTCCTTTCATCATAACCTAATTTTTTTATATACATGTCTTTTTCTTTACAGTTAATATACCCTAATTTTTCATAAGGTGCCTCAAACTTATCAGAAATATATTCTTTAGGTTTCTTACAAATATATGCTTGATAATCCTTTATATTTATACCATCTACCCAGTTATAAACGTTACCAAATATATTTTCAATACCTCTATAAATAACTCCATGTTTGTTATCATTATTTAAGCAACCAGACTTCATTCCTAACTTATCACAACTACCTTCTTTTTGTGCACAACTCTGAATAATATTTCCTAGTTGAATATCTACTGCTTCGCCATCAAACGTTATAGCTGTTCCTTCTATAGTATCTTTACTATATTCTACAATTTTCGTAATCGTTCTATCTTTTGCAATGCTTCTATTGTCTAATGTTCCCGTAATATCTATTTGCTGTCCTAAGAAAAAATCTGTATTAGTAGGTATTACTATTGTATTGGTAGAATTTCCAGCTACTAATGCTACATCTTCACTATTTCTTCTCAATGAGACAATTCCATTTCCTAACTGTAATTGTGAATTAAAATTAGCATATTCCACCAAATATAACATTTGTAATAGAAAATACCTATAATCAAGCATACAAAATTCATCACTTAATAATTTAGCAGCTGATCTATGTTCAGTAATGTTCTTATTTGTAGAAGGACTATAACCACTAAAACTGTGTAATTTTCCTTCTCCATCTATGCAAGAATCATATCTTCCAATAGAAAATTGTTCTGATTTATTGAAGCCTGCAATTGCATAATCAGCAATATAAATATACTCGTATCCATCCATTACCTCTCTTTTCCAATAAAATTCAGGTATTCTTGTTAATACTTCTCCATTTGTACCATCAAATTTAAAAGTTGGATCTCCATAGTATGCATTTATTTTCTTTTTTGTTACATCATAGTTATAAGAAATAATTTCTGACCAAGGATATCTTGAATCGAAATCATTTTGCACTGGCTCTCCATTTTTTGTAGCCTTTGCTATTAAGCCTATTGCATCATCTGTTCTTTCCCATGCCGCAGAAGTATTATCATTTACTTTTCTTTTTATTCCATATAAGTTCCCTTTTTTAGTAATTGCTTCTTTAATTGCTTCTCTCATTTCTTTTTCTGTTACATAAATCTGATTTTCATCTAAAGTTATATTTACATTTTGAGCATTATCAACAATTACATTTATTGATATGTGTTTTTCGATTTTCTCAGTAATTGAATTATTTATATATTCTGCCGTAGTACCTGCATTAGTATATGCATATAGAACTTTTGCTTTTGTATCTGGATCTATTGCAAATAGTCCAATTTCTCTAAAATAAAATCCATTCTTTGCATCAGTATTCTTAAATATAAAAGAAACTTTTGCTTGTATTTTTTCTGTTATTTCTACTCTTTGAATAGGACACTCTAATACTTTTGTTGTTAATGCTGTTTTATCCACAGCATTTCCACTTAAATTCCCACTACCTACTTCAGCATGGTCAAATTCTATCTTTTTACCTTGTAATGTTTTGGCTGCCAGCAAGGCTCCTTGTTTGGTTATATACACTTTTTCAAATCCCATTATTTTTGGACCTCCTCAATTTTAATATAATCTTGATTTACTATATTTAAACCTAGATTATTCATTTTATTTAATACAATATCTTCTTGCTTATTATCTATTGATACATCTACATCTATGTATTCTTGTCTTGAAACTTTTGCACCTGTTTCTGTATTTAAACTTATAGTTTCCTTTTTAATTTCTGCATCCATATTTGGATATATTCCTAAATATTCTTCATTGCTTATAACTCCACCAGTATTATTATTTTGTTTTAATACTAAATCATTTATTATTTCAAATGCTTCTGTATTTAATATAATATAATCACATCTAGATATTACCCCACCTATATATTCATTTAATGTAGTTTCTAATTTATAGTCTAATTGTATATTTGCAGGAATTTGTTTTATTAAATTAGATTTTAACATTTCTGCTGCTTCAGTATATGCTAGATTTATTGTTATATATAGTTCATAATCTTTTGCAACTAATTTATAGTTTTCTTTTCCTATTGATTCATCTAATGTATTTATTAGCCATTTTAAAGTATATGGTACTTTGTTGTTTATCTTAAATAAAATATTCATTCTTCTTGCTTCTATTGTTTCTGCTTTATTTTTTATTCCATATATCTTTTCATATCTATCCAAGCCATAAGATGTTGCATCCTTTACAATTACTTCTTTTAAGATTTTATCTATTAAGTATCTAATATTTTGAACTTCAATATCTTCTGCATCAAATATTTTAATAAATTCAAGTACATTTTTTAAATAAAGTGGCATATATTCGATTAATTTCATGAAAGTGTCACCTCTTTCAATCTTGGTATTTCAAATTTTTTTAATTCTATATTTGAGTCTTTCTTATTTATTAAAGTATTTGAAACATCAATTACTCCATCTACATTTAAAATTATTGTATCTATTTGTGATTTTCTTATAATTATAGTTTCTGAATTTTCCCATTCTTGCTTTAATTTTAATAAATAATCATTTATTTGTTTTGTAATTTGAATTTTCACATTTTCTATTATAGCTGTTTCAGATATTGTCACATTAGAAATTATGGAAATTTCCACTTCTGTTACTGTATCAACAGTTACAATATGTCCTATTGGAGCTATACCTAGCCCATCTTCTGATAAATCAGGACACATCTCGTTTTGTACCTTTTCAATTAATACTTTTGATGCCTTATCATAATTACTATCCAGAATTGTTAATTTTACTGTTCCTGGTCCATTCCAAATAGGTGTCACTTTGACTGCTCCTACCCCTGCAATTTCTTTAGTTTTGTTTTGATAATCTACAACATTTCCACCAAATCCTTGTTCACTAGTAGTTTCATAATATCTTGCTCTTAAAGATTCATCATCTTCTTGATCTTCTCCAGGAATTAAAATATCTGTTAATTCTGCTTTTGCTAAGTTCTCTATATAATTAACAGGAATAAGTGTTCCTACACAATTATTTCCTCTTGTACCCTGTGTTTCACATTCCATTTTATATGTTCCTGTTTCTATTCTTTCTACTGCTTTATATACTAAGTCTTCTATTGTGAATCTCTCTCCAATATTAATATCCATTAAGTTATTATCAGCATTATAAAATAATCCTTTCTTTATTGCATATGTAGCTTCATTTCTTGTAATTCCAACTTGATTTGCTAATCTATCTAGATATTCCTCTACTGCTGTATCTGCAAAGACTAAATCTATATTATTTTTTAATAGAATATACATTTGTGCTAGTTCAGCAGCTGCAGGTGCTAAAGCATTATATATTATACTACCTTCCCTTTTATCAATTTGCATAGGAACTCTGTCCAACATTCTTTGTAAAATTATATCAAAATCAAAATATTCATCTAAATTTTCAATTTCATCTATATTATCTATTTCCATTTAAAAACTCACCACCTTTTCTGCTTGAATTTCTCCTACAGTCGTTGTTACAGTAAATTTTACTATTATCGAATTTTTTTCTACATTAAATTCAAAATTATTTACTTCTGATATTCTATCATCTTGTAGTAGTGCTTCTTGAATTACTCTTTCCAATTCTGGTATAACAAATGTAGTATTTTCTCCAATAAGATGTTTTAATTCAATACCATAATTCCAACTATATATAAGGTGTTCAAATCTTTCTGTATTTAAGATGCAATATATTGTTTGTTTCATTGCCTCAATGCCATCGCAAAAGTTTGCAATCGTATTTTTTTCTATATTTAAATAATAAGTTTTACTTGTTTGTTCTGTTACCTCTTCTATATTATTTAACAATATATCACTTGTTTTAGGTGTCATATTTTTACCACCTTTCTTTTAAAATTTATCTAATACAACGAAGTTATTTCCTCCTTGTTGCTGAATTAAAATAACATTATCATTTAATTTTAACCCATTGTAAATGGTCATTGTTTTTTTACCAGTTATTGAGTGAGAATGTGTTAAATTTATGTTTTTTTGTTCTATTCCAATATTATTACTAACTTCGTTTTTTATATCAACTGTAATATTGTCTGGATTTGGATTTACTTCTGCATTAGATGATACAGAAATATCACCATTTAAAGTATGACTGTGATTAGCATTTAATGATTTGTTTTCTGTTTCCCAATCCACACTAACATCTACAGTATAGTCTTTTACATTTTTAGTAAGGACTAAAAACTCTTTTGTTAATTTTAATTTTTGTTCTACTGTTATTTCAAGTGGATTTACACTTGTTACAGTACCAAATAAAACAGAAGTAGGAGCATTTGCATCATTCGCTCCTACTGCCATTTTTTTTATTACTTCTCCTAAGCTTCCCATTTCACTTTACCTCCTACCCAGATATAAAGTTTTGACCTCTTAATGTTAAATCCATAAAATGTTCTCCATCTTTAAATGTATGTTTTGCTTTTTCAACTAACATAAAATTCTTTAATTTAATATCACCCAAATCTAAATTAACTATTATTAGAGAGCCTCCTCTAACTCTAACGTCTCCAAGTGCGTTTTTTATTTCTAAACTTCTAGTTTTTTGATTATACAAATCTAATAATGCTCTTACTTTAACTGCTCCGTTGGTTTTTTCATCAATTGTATCATAATACTGTAATACTCCCCATTTCTCTATATTGCTTGAATCTTTTGCTATATAAATTTCTCTTTTTCCTGTATCTGAATTATCATATGTTAATTTTATTTGGTTATATGTATCTGAATCAATAGAGCTTTCATAATCATAGTTCTCGCCTGTTTCTTCGTCTATAACTAATCCTACTTTCATTCTTTCTAAATTTTTTAAACATATTTTTCCAAAATCATCATATAATACATACATTTCTTTTCTATTTCTTATTGTTTCATCTAATGCATTTAATATAATATCAAATAGTGATTGATTACTTTCAGCTTTTTTTGCAATTACATATCCAGTATTTTCTAATACTCCTGTATTTAATTGATATTCATTTGCTATCATTTGTACTAATTCATCTGCTCTTTTATTGGTATATGTTTTAGTATCTTTATTTTTTAAATATCGTAATTGGTCATATGCTGTAGTTGTTATTATTTTTTCCTTGTCCCTTTTTTTCTTAAAAACAAAACCATAAAATAAATTTGTATTATCAACTTTAAAAGCTACAGGATTTCCTTCTTCAAAACTTATAATATTATCTTTTAATACTTTAAATTCCAATTTACCTGCAGCACCTTTTCTTTCAGTAGTCCAAGTAATTCCATCTTGAACTACAGGTTCATATACTGTATTTCCATTTTGAATTAATAATTGTTGATTCATTTTTTTCCTCCTATGCAGGTATCCATAACACTTGTCCCGGGTAAATTAAATTAGGATTTTTAATTTTGTCTCTATTCGCATTATAAATAGTTGTGTATTTACTACCGTTTCCATAATATTTTTTTGCTATATTCCACAAACAATCTCCACGTTTTACTGTATAATTTTGACCACTTGGTTTAGCTGTTGCTGTATTATTCGTAGTTACTGGTCTAGTTACTACTGGTGGCTTATATTGTTTAATCGTTACTTGAACAGTTTTAGTAGAATATTCCCTATATTGCTTCATTTTTATCTTTACTTTTGTATCAAATCCCTCATCTGTTGAATCTGTTATTGTATAATCTTCAATTGATACTTTTATATTTGTATCAAATATACTCTTACCATTTGGAAATTTTCTAACTACTATAAATTGAAATGCAGATTTATTTACTTTTAAATTCTCTAAAACTTCTAAATAATATTTAGCATTTTGAAAATCATTTTTATACATTGCAAATGGGTATTTAGAATTTGGAAGTAAAACTTCAAATTCTATACTTGTTAAACCTGGATTTTTTAAAACATTTATTTCTGAGTAGTTCATCAAATCATATGTTTTATTTTGATTACTAATTTTTAATTCTAGTTTCTTAGGAGGAATGGGAAGAAGCACATTTCCTAAATAAAAATAATATGCCATAAATTTGTTCCTCCTTATTCATGTATTCCATCAGATACATATTCCAGCTCTTCTTCTAATCTAGTTGTTAATTTATTTGTTACTTGATCTACAATTCCATCAATATCTTGTTCTCCATTTATATTATTATTATTGGTTAAATTAATAGTTAATGGAACTGTTGTAAATCTGTTTATAGTATCTCTTTCTGCTATATCTATTAAATATTTCAAATCTTCGTCTGTTATTTCTCTAGTATTATTAGCTATGTCCTTTGTATTCCCAGCAATATCCCCTAATGTACCATTTCCATTTCCAAATTGTGATGGATCTATTGTGAAACTCTTATCACTTAATACATTTTTTATAGCATTTCCAGCACCATTTATCCAATCATTTCTATGATCTACTCTATCTTGTCGAGTATTATTCATATTTGCTGCTGTATTTTGTATATTAGTAGCAGATGCATTAAGTTCAGACCCCATCTTACCTTTTATATTATTGATTTGGTCCATTGTTCCATCCATTTGACTAGCCATTTCTTGTAATTTTGAATTTCTATCTATAATATTATTGGCCATTTTTCCTGCAAAGTCATTTGCAAAACTTGCTGCTTCAACGGTATCAATTTCCACACCAGGTATTTTATTTAATACTGTTATAATTGCATTAACAATTGATACTATTCCGTTATATAATCCTTGAAAGATGGATAATACTCCTAAACAAACTGCTTCAACTCCAGTTTGAAATCCAAACCATGCCGTCATTAAACCTAAAACTACTGTTTGAATACCAAGCCATAAATATAAAGCAGCTAATTGTAATGCATACCATACTGCTTGAATTCCTAGTCCTGCTACCATTATTCCTAACCTTAATGCATCCCATAAATATAAAAGTGCATATGCAACTTTATCGTTTGTAAACCATAAATATGTTAGTGCGACAATTAAGGCCATTATCAAAATCACAATCCACGTTATCGGACATGCTAGTAATGCAGAATTCAATCCCCATTGTGCTGCTGTTGCTGCCATTGTTTTTCCAGCATGTAACATTTCTGCTGCTCCAGCAATGCCATGTGCTAAGGCTTGAATCGTTAAAATACCACTAGTTATTCCAGAAATTATATTAAATGCTACATATGCACCTACTATTCCCAAAATAATTGGTGCAACAGGTTCTAATATATTAATTAACCATGATATACCTTCTATTAATCCCAATATTGCTTGTGCAGCTAAACTGGCACCATCTATAAACATATTGAACATTTCTTGAACTTGCTGATTATTTGCTAATTCGTTTATTTTTACTAGTACGGGATCTAAAGCCTTAACAGCAACATTTTTCATTCTGGTCCATATCTGTCCCCATGTCATTGGCATTTTGCTATATTTAGCATTTATTTGATCTGCAGAAGCAAACATTGCATTTTTTATTATATCTGCAGTAATTAAACCTTCTGATGATAATTCTTTCAACTCACCTTTTGATTTTCCTGTATATTCAGCTATGGCCTCTGCTAATAAAGGTGCATTTTCCATAATAGATCTAAATTCATCACCTTGTAACTTACCTGCTGCCATAGCTTGAGTTAATTGATACATTGCTGAAGTCTGTTCTTGTATACTTGCACCGGAAATAGCAAAGTTTTTATTCATCAACTCTGTAAATGCAATTATTTCATCATTATTCTTAAAATTTTCTCCTGCTAATATTCCTAATTTAGATATAACATTTGATGTAGCAATAAAATCCGATCTTGTTCTGTTAGACATAGCAAAAATTTTATTTTCAAATTCTGCAACACTACCGTTATCATCAACAATTAATTCTAATCTAGATTTATTGCTTGTTGTTGTATCTGATAAATTAACTAAACTCTTCATTGCAGTTACACCACCAAGAGTAAGAACTATATTTTTTACAGTATTTAAAAGTTTGTTACTACTTGAATTTGCAGTATTTATACTATTATTAAATTGTTCTTGATTGTTATGTCCATTTTTTATACTTTTTGCAACATTATCATAATTACTTTTTAGACTTTGAACTAAATTTCTTTGTTCTCTTACACTTGCTATAATGTCTTGTGCTCTTGCCGTTTGTGTTCCTTCAGCAGCAATAATTTTTCTTGCTTCCGCTTCTACTTGTTTTAAAACTTGTAATTCTGCTTGATATGTTAATTCTGTTTGTAAAGCTGCTGAATTTAATTTTTCAGCATTATTTATTGACTTAGTTGGTGCAACTGACATTTCATTATTTAGACTTTTAAAACCTCTTGTTGTTCTATTTAGATTTGAATTTATCTTTGCGAATACAGAGGAAGCCATATCTTGAACCACTATTGAACTTCTTATAGTAGCCATATTCTCCTCCTTTTAGAAAAAATAAGATATAATTACTTTTTCTTTATTTTTGCTGCCTCTTTCTTTTCATCATCAATTCTTAATTGTATTGATGCTATTACAAAGGCTTTTTCTTTGAAATCTAAATTTAGAAATTCATGCGGAAATCTATGAAGTTTTTGAAGGCAATAATGTGCAAATACAGCATCACTATCACCTTCTTGTATTAGTTTTTTGCTTCTTCAACCGCATCATCTAAACTATATCCATTTATCATTTGAATTTCAGCCGTAAGGTCATCATATTCTCCTGGATTTAATAAATGCTTTTTCAATAATTTTATTGAATCCATTTCTCCATAGAAATTTTGTAAATCGACATCATGTAAATCTGGATAAACTACACATTTATCTGCTAATAGTTCCAAATATTTTACAGTATCAAATTCTTGTTTCATTCTTTTTCCTGCTTGTACTTGTTTATAGCATTGTTTTCTTATAGCATCGTTTTCATCTGCAGTAATAGTTTTTAATTTCCATTTTTCAGCATTTCCATCTTTATCTTTAAATCTATTAGAAGCTATATACTCAACTTCCTTTACTTCATCTTTCAACATAAAACTTTCTAAACTCATATCTTATCTTTCCTTTCTCTCTATTTATTTTTATTATATTTATTGCATACCTGCTAATTGTGTAAATTTAGTTGGATTAGCAAAATCCTCAAATGTAAAGTCTATTTCTTGTTCTAAGAAATCTCCATCTACATCAAAAGAAGCTAATACTCCACCATCTACATTACATCCCATAAATATCATTGTGCAAATACCTGCAGCAGATGTTGGGTCGTTATTTGATACTTGTATATCAAAGTATACATCTTCTCCTGTATTTTTGTATCTTTCCATAAGTTCATCAAATATTGATGTGTTTTTATATATAGTTATTTTACCTGTTCCTTTCCAGCCTGTAGACTTATTTCCAGAACCAGTTTTTCCTAAAATATTAATTTCTTTTTTTGTCTTCTCAAATTTTGCTTCAAAATCTTTTCCTTGCATTAATAAAAATCTTCTATTTTCAATAGTAACAAAACACTCTGCTAATTTTGCACTAACTGCATCCTTTGCATTCATCGTTATATTAGACATTTAAAATTCCTCCTTTTTAAAAAAATTAAGAGAACATTTTTTGTTCTCTTTTATTCTACAACTACTGTCATATATAATTTTTCCATTGCATTAATCACTTGCACATTGGTATTAATTGTTACTGATTTCTTGTCATTTCCTATTTCGACACTTATATCAGCATCTTCAAAATTTTCAATAGCTTGAAGTGTTTGATAATCTTTAAATAATGCAATTATATCACTCCAAAGCGATGTTCTTCCTGCTTCATTATTTGCTATTTTTCCAAGATATTTAGAATTGAATACACTCGCTACATCTGAAGCAATTTGATCTAATACTCTTATTGTTTGATTAGATTTAAATTCTTCTCCTTTTTCAATTGTTGTGTCAACTAAACTATTAATGTCCACTAATACTCTAATTTCATCTCCAACTTTATGAAGTACAAATTCTCCATTATCAATAGATTCTTCTAATTGAGTTTGTGTATAATCTGCATTAATTGTATATTCTCCATCATATGTTTTATTAGTATTTGATTTATTTATCTCACATCCGGCAATTACTCCAGTTACCCAATAAACAAGTGCTGATTCATCTTCAACTGTTGTATTTTTAATATTTACAACACCTTCATAATTTGCAGCATTGTTAAACACTACTACTTGGAATTTTATACCTTGTTCATCTCTTAATCTTTTTGCATATTGAACATATAGATTAGATGTAGATTCATCTTTCACAGTACATCCAATTGCATTTACTTGATATGATTCTAACTTATCTAGGAAGTTTTGGTGTGCTTCTCCATTAACATCTCCATTTGTTCCACCTTCTAAAGATTTACCTGCAGTAACCTCAAGATTTTCCATAGAAAATGTTACATAATCGTTATCTAGCAACTCACTAACTTCTTTTATTGTTTGCTTATCAACTTCTTTTGTTCCTAAATATGTAATAACATCATATTTAGTATCATCATCTATGTTTTTTGCAACTACTATTCTTATATCATTTCCTCTTGTACCACTACATTTAGCTGTTGCAATGTCTGTTGTTGCTTTATTTCCAGTATTTAATCTATAAAAATATGCTTTTTTAACATTTTTGAATAGATCTCTTAACCCTTTTAACTTTTCGTGTGAATAATCATATCCAAATATTCTCAATGAATCTTTTGCAAAATTTTGAGATGTAACTTCGATTATTTCTCTATCTTTTCCCCAATCCATTTCTATTGCCATTGCAGCAATTCCTCTTTCTCCAATTGAAGATGAAGCATTTTGTGCAGATGCAAAGTTAATATATGAACCAGGTAATTTTTTATTTTGGCTTATAAAAGTTCCTCCACCTAATGCCATATTAGTTCACCTTTCCTTTCTTATAATTTTTAATTATTTTATCTACTTCTGTTTTACTATAACTTTTATTTTCTAATACTGCATTTAATAAATCTCTATTATTAATAAAAGTTTTAGAATTAACAATTTGTTCTTTTGTGTATTTTTCTTCAGCTACTTTTTTTAGTTCCTTTTTGGTTTCTTTTTTAGATGTTTTCATCTTTTTTTACCTCCCCAGTCAAATCATAATTATCCATTTTTATTGTTGCTACATTTTCTTTTTTTATAAATATTTCATAGTCTATAAAAAAATGTAGAACACCATCCTCTATTTTTGGATGCAGTTTTTTTGCTCTTAATAGTGTTTTATCTGTAAGTTCAATATATTCTAAATCATATAGATTATCTATCATATTATTTAGAATTTCAGTATTTCCATCTTCCGTATAGCCTATAATTACAAAATTTGCTTTATCCTTGTAAAACCTATCTTGTAATCCTATTTCTCTATTTTCCTCACCATTTAAATACTTGATAAAAAAACAAGGCTTATTAACACCTTGCTGTTGTGCATCCGTATATATAGGATATTTTTTTTCATATATATTATTAATTTTTGTAGCAATACCAATTACTATTTCGTTTATAACACTATCAACCATTATTAAAACACTCCTCAATATATCTTTTCATTTTTCTTTCAAGTAATGCTGGAATTTGAGATTCTAGTTCTTTTTCAGATATAGTCAACATATATTTTCCTTCGACCCAAGATGCTTTCAATCTCTTTCCAATCGCAGGAACATATCTTCCAGGTTCTTGTCTATGTCCATATTCGACATAGGAAGCATATTTAACAGGATTTTCAACTATTATAATATAATTGTTTCCCATTCTAGCAATTCTTAATGATTTAGCATAAGTTGTAGCATCTGGTACTGCTCCACCCTCTGCTTCGGCTTCAGTATTAGCAGTCCATCCTCTTCTTAAAGTTCCTCCATTTTTTATTGTATATCTTTTTCCATCTTTAACTTCAAAACTTCCCTCACCTACTGGTGTTCTTGGTATAACTTTTGAAAGTAACCTTGCAGCTAATTCTCTTGCTACTTCTTTACAAAACCTATCAATATCTGTTTTGGATAGTCTTTCAAATTGTTTCTGCAACTTTTCTAATTCACTAAAATCACAAGTTCCCCACTTTGCCATATTAAGCCCAGCCTTTCCATAATTCAAGTATAATTTCTTGATGTGTATTATAAATAGCAGGTTCGCCACTATTTTTATATACTGTAGTTCTACCTCTTCCTGTAACAACAATTTTGCTACCAGGTTTAATTACTAATTCTGGCGCTATGAATAATTTTATTTTTTGATTTTTTTCAGATTCAGTATCTGTCTGTGTATTTGTAGATATATTTTCAAAAGAAACTCGACATGGTTTATTAGACTCTACGGTAACTTCTTGTTTATTCTTTGTAATATTATTTTCTATTACAGATTGTCTTTCTATAATATCACAAACAGAATCATAGTGGCTCTCAATAGCATTTCTTGCCATAGCAATATAATCCATTGTTACCACCTCATCTTTCTATGTCTGTACAAATCTTTTTTATATTTTTCAATTAAACCATCCTCTGAATAATTGACAGTACCTGTATTATAAATAATACCATTTATTTCTACTTGTGAGGTTTTATCGACAAAAGTAGTAGTGGTATCACCAATTTGTACACTTTTAACCTTTACATTTGATTTTGAATCTTCTTCAGCTTTACTTGCAAATAATTTATCATACCCATTTAGGTACCAATAATCTTTTGTCATTCTTATCCATGTTGTATATAATCCATCTGGGATTCTGGATTGATGAGTAGTATCTAAAATTATAACTAAAGTGTCTAATAAAGAATATTCTACTTGAGCTACACCATCTTGGTTATCTTCTTTTATATTCAGTTCTTTCAATATTCTTTTTTTTAATGATTCAACATCAATTTTATTTGTTTTACTTTTTATTTTTTCTAAAACTGACATTATATCACCTACTCTCCTTCAGGATTTTCTTCATTAATGGTCCCGTCATTTGTGTCGGTACCATCTTTTTGTTCTCCCTCTAGATTTTGTTTTTTATCTTCTTCAGCTTCTTTTTCTTCAATCTTATTTATTATTGTTTCTTTTTTCATATTACTTGTTACTTTTATTCCTAATTTTGTTGCTCTTTCTTTTAATGCTTCTAATTCCTCATCTGAATTATCTGAAGTATTATCAATCTTATCTACATTTTCGTTAGAGTTTTTATCTGTTTTTGTTTCTTCTTTCTTATAATTTTCAACATATTTTTCAATGTCTTTCTTTAATTCTTCTAAATCAATAGTTTCATCTTTTACAACTATTTCTATTACTCTTTCATTATTTTCTCTAATATCTTCTATTACATCTACAAATTCTTTATTTGCATTATATTCTTCATCACTAACAATTTCACTTTGTCCTTTAAAACACCATTTTCCATTAAGTTTTACTCCTGCACTTTTGGGACTAACTTTTTTCATTATATATCACCTCTTTATAAAAATTTAAGAGTAAAGACTATTGCCTTTACCCTAGATTTATTGTTGCTTGGAATAGCTCATCAGCACATTTCAATGCTGGTAATGCAGTAGCAACTGCTTTTTCCCATGTAGAAACAGGATCTTTTCCTTCTTCATACATCATAGCTAATATTTTTCCTACCAATCTTATATCTATTGATGGATCCCTTTGAAGTCTAATTTCTTCAGCTGTTGGTCCATAAATAGTTTCTCCTAAAGGTTCTCCTGGCATCATAACAAATGCATTTTCTGGTAAATATCTATGTTTTGTATATTTTCCATTTGCTTCTAATTTTCTATATTTTGCATCATATGTATAGATTTTAGGTAATTGTAATTGCTCTAAATAATTATTTAGTTCTCCAACAGATGCAATCCTTGTAGAATCTTTGCCAAATATAGCATTAACAACATTTTTATTAGCCAATATTTTTGCTAATACTGTTGTAGATGTTAATACTCTTCTTGGAGCAGAATCTAATTGATTTTTCCAAGTAATCATATCGTTTATTGGATTAGCATCTGCAAGACTCCAATTAACATTAGTTGCTTTGTTTTCATTTGGCACGCCAAAGTCAATACTAGCATCTAAATTGTTTTCTTTTAATGTAATTTTACCAGTTGCTACTACTTCCATTCTCATTACTTCTATTCTTGCCTTGATACTTTCTACTAAAGAATCAATATCATCATATACATTTTTCATTAAATATGTTTTTTCTGCTTCATTTCTTGGAGATTCTAAAGCAATTATTTCTTTTTCTTTTAATTGCATTTTTCTTTTAATTAAAGCTAATTCAATAGCCATTTTTTCAGCTTCTCTTTGTCCAATCTCTGATTCTGTATCAAATCCATGAACAGACGCAACAACTGGTGTTTTACTTCCATTTGTCAACATATCAAATTCTAATGATTGTCTTTTTACTTCTGGGAATAATTCTTCTCCTAACATTGCAGGATATTTTCTATCCTTTAAATAATTTAATATTTCTTTTTGATTAAATAATTCTAATACACTTTTAGGCATATTAAACACACTCCTTCGTTTTTTTATTTTTTATAATATTTTTTATCTAAATTTAATTCCTGACATTGCTGTTTTGTCAGATTCTTCAACGACTGCTGGTAATCTTGATTCTATAACATATCCTTCTACCATTATCGCAGCAGGTTGAGGACCATTTGTTACATCTACATCAGCAAATACTAAACCTATAGCTTTTTCTTCTTTTTTATAAACTGTTCCAGCTTTAACAATTTTTCTTCCATTTTCATCTGCTTTTATTCCCGTATCATCTACTTGATAAGTAAAATTTTGAAATTTAGCAGATGCTAAAAAATTAACTTCATTTACACTTTCTTTTTTTACATACATAATTTTTTACCTCCTAAAATTAATTAAAAAATTGACTTTTTGTATTTGGGTTATCACTTTCATTAGCTTGTTTTGCAAAATTAGAACCCATACTAATTTCTCCATCATTATCACCCTTATCTCCTTCTGGATCTACCGGTGAATATCCTGATGCCTTTTTTTCAAAGAAATGAGGTGCTTGTTTTTTATAACCATCGATTAGTTCTTTTAATCCTACTAATGATTTTTTGTCATCAGATATTTTGGTTTTACTCTTATCTTTGTTTATTAATGAAATTATGGCTTCTCTTGTTAGATCGTCTTTTAATACTTTCGCATCATCTAGACCTTTATTTAATAAATCATTATAAACATATTCTTCGTTTTCTTTTTTAGCATTATCCTCAATTTCTTTAATCTTTTTGTCGTATTCATCTTTTGATATACTATTTTTTTGTAAATCTGCAATTGCTTTTTCTTTATCTTCTTTTTCTTTTGTAATAACTTTTTTGTCATTCTCCAATTGTGCTTTTTCAGATTTTAAGGTTGTAATCTGAGTATTTAGTGCAGCAACCTCTGCACCACTTTTGGCCATAACAGACTCTACCTGTTCATCTGTTAACCCCATTGCTTTTAGTTCTTCCCTTTTCATGTTTTCTCCTTTCAATTCAGGCTTTCGTGTTTTTATACGGAGCAACGCCTCCGACCTGGTGTTGTTGTCGAACAACTTACAAAATCGTGATATATAAAAAGTAAGTATGTAAACATACATACCTACTTTTATAACTTTGTTATGGTTGTTTAAGAATCCATTTAATTTGCCACTATATTACAAACACCAAAAAAGACATATAAAACTATATGCCTTTATAATAAAATCGCCTTATATTTGAACGTAGTTTGAATGTGTATAAACTTTTTCTATATCATTTCTATACTTTTAACTTCATTTTCAAATACTGAATATACTCTATTATCTTTTTCATTTTGAATGCTTATTTCTTCAATTTCTGGATCATTATCTTGTGCTGGAACATAACCAACAACTATACCTTCATACTCATTATTAAATGTAATTAATTTTATTTTTTTATTCAACAATTCTTCTAGATTTTTACCTTTCATCTAATTGCCACCTTTCCTATATGGAACTATATGTGTCCCAGTTTTGCTATAATGTATTTTAAAACTATTAGTTTTTATTTCCTTATCTTTATTTTTTACAACTCCAATTTGTTCATTTACTGTTATTATTTCTTTTTTATTCCATTTTCCACTGTCACTAAATTCTAATGTTCCTTTTCCTGCATACTGATTAATAAGTTCTTGTGCTTTTTCTTTAGATATCGTCAAGTAACTTCTTCCACTTGTATAATTGTTACTTCCTAATATATGTTTGTCTTGTTTTCCTTGATTTATCAATTTATTAACATTATTAATATATACTTTGGCTCTATCTTCTGTTGTAATTCCCAATGCATCAGAATATTGTGCTTTTAAGTTTTTCCATTCATCAATCTTATTATACTTCATTTCTTGAAATTTATCAAATGTTGTAGGTACATCATCCCCTAGTATATCTTTATATCTATTGTATTGCTCATAATCAGAAGATTTGTTTTTATTCATTTTTATTTCTGTTTCAAATGCTTTTTTAGTTGCTGGATCTGAGTAAACATATTTTTCTAACCAGTCATTATATGTAATATTGCTTGGTATATAATATGTTTTTCCATCTGTATTTCTTGCAGCTCTTTCTCCAAACTCAAATTCATCTTTAAAATATGGTGCTGTTGTTGTTCTACATCTAATATGGTAAGGTGGTGCAGTAACACCTATCTTATAGTCTTTCATGTCGTATATAGTTCCATCTATCTCTCTACATTCTTCAGATGTTTTTGAGTCTAATGTTGCTATATTTATATATTTTTGTACCCATAATTCTTCAAAACATTTTTTTCTGGAGTCACTTGCAAAAAATGCTGATTCAGTCATTACAAGTCTGCCAGCTTTTCCTTTTGCAACATTAAAATCTTTTGAGATTTTTTCTATTACTTCATCAGCATCGCCTCTTAAAGATTTTTCTAAATCTTTCTGCAAAGTATCTAATAATGCTTTCTTATTTTTCCATATTCTGTCCGAGAATGTTTGCTCATCACTTGTCCATGGTCTAGATATAATTTTTTGAATCGTATCAATATTTAATGCAGCAAATTTAAATGCAACATTTGAACCTTTTTGCAATTCATAAGCAGTTTTATAATAAGTATCTTTGTATGATTCAATGATAAAATCATTCGTAGTTTGTTGTTCATCATAGTACAATTTTTCAATTTGTTGTTGTATTTGAACCTGCAATGCTTCTAATCTTGAAATATGAACTCTTGCACTTGCATTCTCTAATTCTTTTTTCCATACTAAATCTATACCATTCTCTTGGCCATACTTTATATACTCATCAATGTCCCATTTTAGTTCCTTTAGTTCTTGAGTATTTAACCATTTTTTTGCTTCTTTCATAGTTATTTGATTATTTATAGCAAATCTTACTAGCCAATTATTTATTTCCTTTTTTACAGAACTTAATGTTCTTTCATATGCTTCTTGAAGTTCTGTAATATATTTTGCTTCATTTAAAAGTTGTGCCTTTTCAAGTTCTTCAAATCTTTTTATCCAATATTCTGCATTACTACTCATTACTTATCACCAACTTTTGCACCATCTTTATTGTTTTTTGTAGAATTATTATTAAGTTCTTTTATCATTTTATCATATTCACTTTCTTGCTTTTTCATCTCTTCTTCTTGCTCTTTCTCCATTTTTTCCTTTTCATCCTCTGAATCAGAAACCCAAGGATGATGTTCAGTAATTGATTGATTACTTATTATTCCAATTGAATTTTTGCAGTTTTCTATTAATTCTTTTTCATTTACTGTCATTGTTTTATTAAATATAAATTCAACTTCTTTTTCTGTATAATCTTTTCCTTGTGTCATTTCTATCCAATTATTATAGAAAAACATAAAATACTCTAAACTACTTTTAAATTCGGTTTCTATATTACTACAATCTAAATCCAAATCAGCATATAGTTGTTTTAATGCTACTCCAGAATCTTGCGTTCCAAACTTCTCACTTTGTGTATCTACTCCAGAACCACCTTCATATATATCTTTTCTTAATTGTTCTATAAAACTTTTAAATGCTTCTATGTTTAACTCTATATTTTCTCTATCATATTCTCCGTCAGAATCTAAAAATACAGTATTATATGTTGCAAGATTTCTTTGAAATGTTCCTGCTTCTTCTTGATAATTTTTTACTTTATTAACACCATCTGGTGCATCATATATTGCATCTCCTGTTTTAGAACATAATTCATCATAACAATCTACTAATGTTTTTAGTAAATGTATTAGTGGCATTTCATCAGCATTATATTTAAAATATATAAAAGGTATCTTCTTCCAAATATGTAGTTTATCTCCAAATTTAAAATGTGCTAAAATACTTATTCCTTCTGTATCTTTTCCAATGAATAAATCTTTTCTTTTTTCTACTTCTTCAACATCTTCAATTAAGTTAGAACCATCGTAAATATAATATCTAACACCTTCTAAATCCCAATATTCTACTTTAATTCTTTTTTCTTTTTCATACTCACTCGTATATACTTCAACTTCATAAGTCATTATTACTGCATCTAATACTTCATGTTCTTCATCTTGCCATAAAGGTATAATTCTTGTTGCATATCTTAATCTTACTTTTAAATCCCCATCTTCATCAATATATAACTGCCACCATCCTATACCTCTTTTTACCGCTTCTATTAAAGTATATTTTAATCTTTTATGCATTTTATTATTAAATATATTTTTTAAAATTTCTTTATATTCTGGATCTTCTATTTCATCTTTTCCTATTACTTGTTTTATTGTAGGTTTCTTTCTTAATAAGTATCCAGCTTTTTGATTTATCATTTTATAAATTATAGGATGTTTCAACTGATAATTTTTTAAATGAGGAGCGATTTCTTCTTGTCCTTTTTCGTTTATAAATATTCTTTTTTTATTTTTTATATCTCCATCGTTCTTAAAATATCTACTACCTTCTATCATTTCCTTGAATGTATCAGACTCTTTAAATTCATTTATTTGAGTATCAATGAATTTAGATAATACCAATCCTTTTTTTGCACCTTCAGATATTATCATTTTTATTCTATCCATTTCTGTTATCATTTTAATTCTCTCCTTTATCTTACAAAGTATGCTCCCCTCTTCTTGTTAGGGAATAATGTTTGCAATAAGTATCTTAATGCATCTAATGCGTGGTCATTTTGTTTAACTGGCTTGTCCTCACCTTTTTCCTGTGCTTTTTCATCCCATATGTATGAATTAAATTCTCTAATAATATTTTTACATCTTTCTTCTACAATATGGATTCTTCCTTCATCTAACCAGTTTAATACTAAGTTAATTCCATCAATTACAGCATTATCAGCTTCTTTTACAGCAATTTTATTTTGTTTGAATAAATTAATTAATGAAGTAGCCGATGGATCTATAATTACCTTTCTAACTTCTATGTCTTTTATTAATTTTTTATAATCTTTAAGGAACATATCATCAGTTTTAGTTATTTTTTCTTCTTGCCCATTTTTATTCTTTTTTGTTCCCTTATTGTAATATTCATCTAATATCCATACATGTGGTTTTCCTTCTATATATTTTATTCCGACATAATAAAAACACCTGAGGATTTGTAATTCCATAGTCAGATGTTACATAGAAATAATCAAATTTATTTGGAATATCTACTTTTTTTACACAATGTTTTAATCTGTCAAAATTAGGATATATAATACCTTCAGCAAGTACCCATAATCCTAATATAAATCTTTGATAAAATACACCTACAAACATTTTTTTATATCTGTCTTTGGTTTCTTCGTCAAGACTTGGGTTATCATCCATTGTAAAATGTAAATGTAATATATTTTTTTCTTTCTTTTTATCAATCCATTCTACTTTAAACCAATGATTTGGCCCTTCTGGGTTACAGTTAAACCAATATTTTGAGCCTTTTACAGAACATCTAGCAAGTGCTTGATTTACAAATGATTGTGGCATCAATGCAACTTCATCTAAAAAGGCACCTGCAGCAGTAATTCCGTTGTACTAAATCTTGTGATCTTTCATCTTTACCACCAAAAATATAGAAATAGTTTATTATTTCTCCTTTTGATATTTCACACATGTTATCAGCACGTTTATCTTTAATTTTATATCCTTGTGCTCTTAACATTAATTTCAACCAAAAAAGAACATTCCTTCTGAATGCTCCGTACTGTTTTACCTGCCATTATAAAATTCTGTCCATTAAATTTTGTCATCGCCCATAAAACAAATGATAATGACATACATAATGTTTTTCCAGCTCTTATACTTCCATCTGCTATAATTCCATTTTTGTCCTTTACAGGACTATTATCTGTCCACCAAGTTAATATTTTCTTTTGTTTTAAACTAAATGGTTTAAACTTGAATAATGTACCATTTTTCAACTTTTTTCTTAAAGTAATAGCATTTTGCATTACTTTATTTTTTAGATTAGAAATTCTTTCATCAAAACTTTTGCTATCATTCTTCAATGTAATCATACCATGCACCTTCTGTTGAATTATTTAATGCTTGTATAAAACTATCATCCTTCATATCTTCTGTATTTGAACTATCGTCTCGTGCTGCTTCAATTTCTAATCTAATTAATTCTAATTCAAGTTTTCTATCATCATTTTCTATTTTATGATAACTATCTATATATCTTCTTTTTGCCTCTTGTACTCTTGTAAGTGCTTCTTCAAGTCGTTGTGTAATATTGTTTGTACTTTCAGCCTCAGTTGTTGTTAATGTACCATTATTCCTGTAAGATACATTATTTGATGAGCTTTTGGACATTCTCACAATACTCATTTCTTTACCATTTTGCAAGTCTTGTATTTTTTTTAATATTCTTCTTTCTCTGATGGATAATATTTTTATTTCTGACATTATTTGATATTTTTTATCATATAATTCTTGTTGCATCATAATTGTCTTTTCTTCTTCAGTTAATAAATCATCATATATTGTTTCATATTCTCCTGTTTTTAATGCTCTTGTATTTCCTTTTTCTGCTCCTGGACCACCTTTATTTCCTTTTGCATTTTGATTTCCTTTTTTTACTTTGCTTAAATTACTTTCTCTTATCCATTTATTTTTTCTAACTAGATAAATCACCTCATTGTAAGTAACATTATGTTTCTCAGCAATTTGTTTGTAGGTTTTTCCTGCTTTGTAATCTTTTTTGATTTTTAAAATTTTGTTGCTATCTTCTATCACCTCATATCACCCACCTACCTTTTTTCTAAAATTGCCTCTCGATTTGTCATTGTTTCCCAGCGCTTTACTATCACATCACAATATTTAGGATCAAGTTCCATTGTGTAACATTTTCTATTTAATTGTTCCGTTGCAATAATTGTGCTACCACTACCTCCAAACAAATCCAATATTATGTCATTTTCTTTGCTTGAATTTTTTATTAATTTGGCAATCAGGTCTATGGGTTTCATTGTAGGATGTAGTGTGCTTTGTTTTGGTCTGTCAAATTCTAGTATTGTACTTTGTGTTCTGTCATTTATAAAATAATGTGCTTTGCCTTCTTTCCATCCATAAAGTACAGGTTCGTGCTGCCATTGATAATCTTGTCTTCCCATTACAAAACAATCTTTTTTCCAAATCAAACATTCTGCTAATTTAAAACCTACATCTTTGAAAGCTTTTCTAAAATTAATTCCTTCAGTATCTGCATGAAATACATATATTGATGCACCTTCTTTTGTAACAATATACATATTTTCAAACACTTTTTTTAAAAATTCATAAAACTGATTGTCAGCCATATTGTCATTTTTTATCTTTAATGCTTCAGCTGTCTTTCCTACATAATCCACATTATAAGGTGGATCTGTAAGAAGCATGTCTGCGTCTTGATTATTCATAAGACGCATAATATCATCTTTATGCGTGCTATCTCCACACATTAGTCTATGGTTACCTAATATCCATATATCTCCTGGTTTTGTAATTGGTTCTTCTATTTCTTCATATGCAGAGTCAACATCAAAATTATCTTCTTTAGTTCCATTAATATCATTTAATATTTCATCAACTTCATCAAAATCAAAACCAGTTAAATTCATATCAAATTCTTCTAATTTCAATTCTTGTAATAATGCTTCCAGTTTGTCTTCATCCCAGTCACCTTGTATTTTATTTAAAGCAATATTCAATGCTTTTTCATTAGTTTTATCTAAATCTACTACAATACACTCTACTTCCGTTATTCCTAAATCTTTTAAAACTTTTAATCTTTGATGACCACCAATTACAGTCATATCTTTGTTTATTACTAATGGACTTACGAACCCAAATTTTACTATACTATTTTTTATTTTTATATATTCTGCATCATCTGGTTTCAAATCTTTTCTTGGATTATAAGTAGCTGGTATTAATTTATTAATATCTATTATTTGTATATTCATCTTTATCACCTCTTTGCATTCTATCTAATAATTGTATTTGAATTTGTTGTGCAATTTTTTTCATCATAATTGGTGGTACACTCATACCACACACATATTGTACATTCATTTCCATAAAATCATAGTCTTGTGGAAATGTTTGTATTGTTATTATGTCTTTATCACTTGCATATCCAGGTACATCATATCGTAATGGTGGACTTCCTCCTGCTGCTATTGTTGCTGGCGTTCTATCATCTTTTAAATATTGTGTATTGAAACAACTTATTTTTCCTTTTTCTGTTCTTTTTATTGTGTCACTAAGTTTTACATCTCTTGCTATTCTTTTTTTCCATCTTTCATAGGTTAATGTGTCTTTATTCAATGGTTTATAATTAATATCTTTTATTTCTTCATATTTTATTGGTGTTTCATTGAACTCTAGTTTTATCTTTGAAACATTAATATTTTTATTAATTGCAATAAAAAATAATCTTTCCCTTCTTTGAGGTACTCCCATTCTTGCTGCATTTAATAAAAATAATTGTGTGCTGTATCCAATTTCATTTAATTTTTTTATTATCAAATTTACATATCCTTTTGCATTACCTTGCATTAATCCTTTTACATTTTCTGCAACGATTATCTTTGGTTTCAATATATTTGCTAAATCTATAAATTCAAAAAACAAGTCATCTAATACTTGACTTGTTTGACCTTCTCTAAATTTTTTATTTTTCCCCCAGTTTTTTTCTCTTTCTCCACATAATGAAAATGTACTACAAGGAGGACTTCCATCTAAAATATCTAAATTATATAATTCTTTTGGAAATTCTTTTAACTTGTTCATTTCTTGAATTCCCATACAATAATTATATTTTGGATGATTATTTTTAACATAAATTTCATTAATCTTTTTATCAATTTCACAATTTCCAATAACTTCATATCCTGCTAACTTATATCCCATTGTCGAACCACCACCACAAGAAAAACATGAAAAGACTTTATAATTATTCTTTGGTATATTATTTATATCTTTTAAATACCAATTATACTCTTTCATATCATTTCACTTCCTGTTTGCTCATTCATGTCAAATACAAAACCACATTTTGGACATTTACATTGGAATTTGTCATCATTGAATTCGTTTAAGTCTATTTCTGTATTTTCATTCATTGTTTCTTCTGTTTCTTTTATTAGCTTATTAATTTCTTTTTCATCAAAACCTGTAATTAATAAATCAATATTATTTTCATCTAACTCATTAAATATGCTTTCTAGTTTTTGATAATCCCATTCTCCAGATATTTTATTAAGTGCTATATTTAGTAATTTTTCTTTGTTTTTATCAAAGTTAACTACTATACAATCTATTTCTTCATATCCTAAGTCTTTTAGAACTTTAATCCTTTGATGTCCACTTATTACTGTTTTGTCTGCATTAATAATAATTGGTGCAACATATCCAAATTCTATAATGCTATTTTTTATTTTTTGGTATTCTTTGTCTTTTTCGTTTAGTTCCTTTCTGGGATTGTATGTTGCTATCTTCAAATCCCCCATTTTTTGCTTTTTCAATTCCATTTTTCTTTCCTTCTTTCTTAAAACATTCTAATTGTTTAAAACAATTTTTACATTCTCTCTTCATACATATATCATATTTCATATATAATACCTTCTTCTTTTGCATCAAAAAAGAACCTGTAAAACACTAATTTCACAAGTTCTTTTTTACTAATTTATTTCAAAAAATAAAAGGGGATTTATTTTTTACATATTTTTTGATGTTACTATTATAAAACATTGACTCTGACATGTCAATGACATATTTTTGACATAATTTATTGCATTTTTCTTATTCCATCTATACCAAACATAAAAACTGCAATCTCTTCAATAGCAATGTTTTTATCCCTATGTACTTGCCTCTCACTTATATGATATCTGTTTGCCAAAACTGACATAGAAGGTTGTTTTTTACCCTTTATGTATAAGTCTTCCAAAATGTGTGCTCGTCTGCTTTTCTCGTCATTTTTACTGTTATCTGCATCAAAAATATAAAAATTTATAATTTTTTTTATATGTGACATTATAATTTCTGTTCTTTTCTTTGATGTTAAAATAGATTGTACCACTGTAACTTCATCATAAGTAGTACAATATAATTTATCTAATATTTCATCTACAGTTGCACTTTCTAGATCCTTTTCTGTAACGACTGCTTGAATACAAGCCTTTTCAAATCTTCTATAATTTTTTAATAATAGTCTAGTATTTTTAATTTTTATATCATATGTAATTTTTTCTTTTAGTTTTTCTTCGTTTTTATATTGTTCTATGCCCTGTCTTACTCCTTTTGCTACACCTTCAGCAACTAGCTTTTCTATTAAATTTAATAACTCATTTTCCCTTTCATTTATCTCTATTTTACTCATACAAAAACCTCTCTTTCTAGGCAAATTGTATGCTATTTATTTTGATAAGTTATAATTCTATGATTTTTAATATGTATTACAATATTTCCTATTTTATCTTTGATACATTTTCAATTCTTTTACTAATGTATCTATTGCAGCAATATATCCGTAACTATCTATATTATCTTTTCTTACTTGAATATATTGTTTATTTTTCATCTTTTGCTTTAGCTCGTTTGCTTTTTTTATCGCTTCCTTTATCTCCATTTTCAGTCTTATCCTCCTGTTCTTTTGAAATGTCAAGATATAGTTGTTTTTCAACAAAATTCTCCCAGTATGGAGTATCTGTAAATGTAACTTCAAAGAACATTTGATTATTTTGATTTCCTAATATAGATTGATAACCATTTAATACTCTCCATTTTTTCTTTTGTGCATCCCATAAAGGTTTGCCTATTAATAATAATATTTGGACCCATCCTAATTTTTGATTAGTTACTGTTTGATTTTCTTCATTGTCAATTTTTTTAGGAATTTTACTTGATTCTGTCACATTATCTTTTTTCTTTGGCATTTTACTTACCTCCATTTAATTTATTTTTAAAATAAGCCCCATTCTGCAAATTTTTCAAATCCTCCTTTTGCTTGAATGTATTTTCTTGCTTGTTCAACTATTTCTTCATATGGTTTTCCATCTACAAATTCATCTCCAATTGCACAACTTATTTCTACTGATTTTCCTGTTTCTTGTGCTTTCATAAACACATATATATTTATGCTTACATCTGCTTTTGATAAATCTTTTCCATGTAGTCCGTCCTCCTGTAATGCTGTCTCCCATATCACTTCCTAATTTTCTATTTGTAGCTCCAGTATCAACATTTGTTCCACCTGTCCACTTTCCTAATGGATTTATTATTGCAGTTGGATAGATACTTTTTAATTCTTCTGTTCTTGCATTGCTCTGACATATAATCACCTTATTTTTTGGCATATCTAATATATATTTACCATCACTATTATACTTATTATAAATTTGATGTGCTAAATAACTTATTTGCTGTTGTTCTTCTGTTAATGGCATTCCTTTAAATATTCCATTATCACCACATCTTATTTTTCCTTTTTGGTTATTTGCTAAATACTCATCTTGCTTTGCTGATATTATTTCTATTGCAATATTATTTGTTCTAGTAATTCTATATACAATATCAAATATATCTGTTTCATTATACTTAACAGAACTTTCTATTATTATTTTGCAATGTCCATGTCCTATTAGTACTTCAACTGCTATTTTAGGATTTTCTTGTAGTTTATATCCTAAATCTACTATTGCACCTGCTATTCTATCTGCTATTTTATCTGGATGTTCTGGATTTACTTTTTCTATCATATTCTTTCCTCCTTAAAAATCTTTTAATACATTTTGTATCATTTTTGATAAATTTCCACCTAATTTTGAGATAAGTTCTCAAAATTATGATAAACTATTGCATTTTTTAAAATTTTCAATAAATTTAACCATTCTGCTTTGTCACATTCATCTCCATAACTTATTGGATTTTCTATATCTCTAATCATCACTCGTTTATCTTTTTCTGTTAATAGATGTAAGTTATTTTTTATAAATTCACAGGTCCATTGAACTATGTATGTTCTTCTACCTAATGCATATCTTTCTGCACCTACTATCATCGCACTTATATCTTCAATTTTTCCATTTAATTTTATTTGCATATAATTAAGTTTTTGTGCTTTCATTTTTTTCAATTTTTCTAATTCTTTTTTTAGTTTAATGTTTTCTTTAAATGTATCTTCTGCAAGTTTTTCTTTTGTTATAGTTAAATCAGCTGTTGCCTGTTCTTTTCCGTCATATACACCTTTTAAATAAACAGTTGTTAAATCTAATTTATTTTCTTTAAAATAATCTAATAATTCTTTTAATGATTTCAAATCCTCTAAATCTAATATTGCACTTACATTTCTATCATTTTTCTTTATTTCATCTTCAGATAAACTAACTATTTCGATAAGATTTTTTATAGATTTTTCTAGCAATTTAATATTCCCCCTTTCCTATCTTTTTCTCTAATTTTTCATAACTTTTTTTAAATTTTTCAAATTCTTTACTATTCTCAAATATTTTTCCACTTTTTAGATCATCTAGTAAATGTCGTCCTTCTTTTCCTATTTGCTGCTGATATTTTCCATCACACCAGTAATATTCACTTGTATATTGATGTCCATCGTATAAAACTTTATTCTTGTTTCCTACATCACATACTAGAGTTTCATTTTGTAGTGTTCTAGCTCTTTTACAATTATCACATTTTTCAATACAATCCATTATTTTTCTCCTTTAAAAATCATTTCAAAATTATAAATTATACAAGCACAATATCCTATTATATAATAAATCATTTTAGTAGCAGTATTATTATTAAATATGTCTATTAAAATATTTCCTATAAAAAATACAATTATTAGATAACATAATTTTTTGCAAAATTCTTTCATCCTTACCACCTTCCTAAGTATTTATTCTTGTATTGCTCTTGTGTCATTTCAAATTGTCTTGTTATTGCAGATATTTCACATTCAAATACACCCGCTGCTACATTAAATTGCTTTACTATTTGTTTTTTAATTTCATCTAAATCTATTGGTATCTTTGTATCTTTATCAACTTTTATTTCTGCAATATTTGTCGGATTTATAATTTCTGCTTGTGCTTTTGGCAATGCTGGAGTTTTCCAATATGCTCCAGCTAGTCCTACAAATACAATATTTCTAGCCTTTGCTTGTTGTAAATTTTCGTCAGATATTTCAAATGTGTTTAGTGTATATATTCTGCAATTAAACATCCCTCTTATTATTTTATCTATTTCATAGTTATTTCTGCATGGATTTTCTTGACTTCCTAATTTTCTCATTCTTGCATCACCTCAAAACAATTTTCTAGGTATTGCTCATGAGTTAATATATTTTTTATATCTTCATCGTATAATACTAACAATGTCCCATCTCCTTGCCAGTTATAATCCCAATGCTCTGTAAATAATTGTTTTTTGTTATTGAAAGGATCTATTCTAATCTTTACAATAAGATGTCCATTTACATAGTCTCCTTTTTTTACTAAATCTATTTTATCTTTAGAATGTTTTTCTATCTGACTTCTATATGAACTAGCCATTGTACTTTCACAACAATAATATTTTTCTTCCATATATTCATCTGGGTTAATAATCTTTTTAACTTTATCTATATAACCATCTTTATTTCGTATCCATTCTCCAACTTCTATTTCATCATAATAGCATCCAGGGCAACCCATTTTTTCTACTCGGCAATGTTGCCATTCTTTATCAGTACATTTCATTCTTTTGTACCTCCTTTAATTTATTAATTGCTTGTTGTAGCTTTTTACTATCGAATCCAGTATTAAAATCTGTATGTATAATATATTTTTCTTCAAACTGTTCTTGAATATCTTTTATCTCATCATCTATTATTAAAAAGTTTTCTGCTTTTTCATATTTTTCATTATCAAGAAAATTCTTTATTTCTAATCCTCTATTTCCACTACTTAAACTTATTGTCTTTGCAAATATTCTCATCCCATATTCTGCAAGTCTTGAATTAACTATTTCAGTATCTATTTGGTTTAACCTCCATGTCGAACTTAATACTATTTTGACATTATAATTTTGCTTTTTTAATTCCTGGTTTAATTTCATCAAATTATTTAAACATTTTGGATCAAAAGGGAAACAATGCATACTCATAATTCCTTTTATATGATGTCTTTTAAAACATTCATCCCAATAATTCATATTGTTTAATACACCATCTATATCTAAAAATATATAAAATAATTTCACTCTATTCACCTACTTTCCTGCACATTTGCTTTTCTTTGTCCCATGCTGCACATTCTTCTTTATAGCAATTTTCAAATTGTTGTGTTTCAATTAATATGTGATATTCTCCTCTAACTATGTTGTCATCATCTAATATTGGTTGTCTTATATTTTGTTGTATAACTCTATATTTTTCTGGACATTTCATAATTACCTGTTCTCCTCTTTTTCTGCTTCTTCATTTATTGTTTCAATAATTTGTTGTACCGCTAAAGGTGTATATTTTATCTTTTCTTCGCAAAAAGCCTGTGTAATTATTTCAGCATCATTTCTTTGCATTCCACAACCCATTAATAGTTTTTTAAATCTCTTTCTAGTAATTGTTTCTAATCCATATAATTTTAGAATTCTTCTTACTTTTTCTTTTGGAATTTCTAGTGTCATAGATACTTCTCCTTCTGTTATTCCTTTTACTGTATATTTCATTGCATCTATAAAATCATCATTATTTTCTTCTTTACATTCGTAATTCATCAGTTCTTGTATTTTTTCACTATCTTTTGTTTTTATATATATCTTTCCTGGTTTTAAACTTTCTGTTGGCATATTATCCCTCCTTTCTTTCAGATTTATCTTTACTATGTATTCCAAATGGTAACTCAAAATCTTTTTCAAATATCCATAGATGATACATATTTGCTGCATCTACTAATCTATCTTTTTGAGGATATACTTCTATTGCAAGTCTATCTTCACCGAACAAACTATCTTTTAGCCATTGTTTTTCTGCCCATTTCATATCAGTTCCATCTAAATTTCTAAAACAACAATGAATAACTTTCCCCCATTCTGTTTTAATTTCTCTTGTCATCGCTGCATACTTTCCATTGTATGTGTAACATTTATTCATTTGTGCAAACCACCCACTACCCTGTTTCAATGCTTTAGGCGATGGTTTTTCAATCCACTTATTTTTAGTATCTATTTTCATTATTCATCATCCTTCGCAACTTGTAATAAACACATGAGGCCAATTCCTATAAAAGTTCCTATAAATAATCCAATTAAAAAATTAATCATTTGTAACACCTACTTTCCATATAAATTAAACATATATACTGTTTCTTTTAATGAATCTAGTTCTATATATTGTTCATTTATCTTTACTTGCTGTTCTTCTACCATTTTCTCTAATTCAACAATATGCTCTTGTTTTTCTATATTTTTCTTTTTTAACTCTTCATTAATTGCCATACATCCTGTTATGTACCCTAATAAAAAGCAAACTATTACAAGTATTATGCCTTTTATATTTTCATTTCTAGCATACATTTCTTTATCATATATTTTCATTTGTATTCCTACCTTTCTATAAATTTTTTACCTTTGCACCACATATAGTCTTCAGTTGGACAAAATTTATCATAAACATAAGCAAAATTATCATGTTCATCGCAATACATATCTCCATGTTCTGCATACATACAATTCATACAATTTTCACAAGTTACAGTTGTCTTATTTTTATATCTTTTTCTTTGTACTGGCTTTCCCATAAAATCTCCTTTCTTATATTTTTATTTTCCAAGCTGTTCAATTTAATGAACAGCTTATTTTTTATATTCTTAGTATAGTTCAATATCACTAATGCCAATGAAATCCAAAACTTTCAAATAACAATCTTTACATAGTCTTGTAAGTTTTTTATTAGTGTATGTATCTGCTTTTTTTAACAAAACCATGTGCCTTTGTGGTAATTTCTGTCCGCACATTGGGCATATATCATAATATCTATCTTCACTTTTCCAACTATTATAATTTCCCATTCTTACTCCTCTATATCGCTTACTCCTAAATAGTCCAACATATCAGTATAGCAATCTTTACACATATTACATAGTTTTCGTGGAGAATTTCCATTTTTAGCAACAGAAATAGTAATTCTATCTAATGTAAAATTTCCACACCTTACACAAAACTTTTGACTGCTACTTTGAATTTTGAACATGAATTGTTCAAATTCTTGTTTAGACATCTTTTTTATGTCTTCAAATCCTACTTGATTCATAGAGTTCTCCTTTCTATTTAATATTTCCCAGTATCATTGCCAAAGTTTTCTTCCGTTTTTTTAATCCATTCTTTCATTGCTTTTACAATATCTTGTCTATTAGCATTAGAAACATACATCATTTCGTTATCTTTTCCCTCTCCAAAGTTAAATGCTAATACTACGAACCCATAACCATTTGGCAATTCTTCATCTACTTTTCGTGCTATTTTTTGCATTTTGCTTTTTACAAATTCATTCATTTTATTCATATTATTATTTCTCCTATATTCTTAATCTTTTTTTATATTCTCTTATAGCTTTTTCATGTTTTCTTATTTTTTTATTAAATTGCATTTTACAATGAAACCATCTTTTAATTGGATTCATATTGTTTAATATTTCTTTTCGATGTTTTAATTTATTTACTTGTTTTTGATAAAAATCTGCTAAATTATCATTTCCTTTTTCTATATTTGAATTTACACAACGTTGATATTCTGCTATATCGTGTTCAATACAGCAATCTAATCCAGTAGTTAGTGGTATTAATTCACATATTTCAGACCACATATTTATTCCTCCTTTATTTTTAAGTTGTATTTATCTTCAAATACTTTCTTTTTAGCTATATACTCTTTTGTTTTAAATCCTTTTGTATCAATTATCTCTGATGTTCCATCATTGTGAAACACTATAAAATCAGCTTTATATTTTAGTCCTGGTGCTAGTACAAACACAGGCTGCAAACAAAAACCTCTGATGTCTCCGCATTGCAGCCTTAACTTTAAATTGCAGTAATAGTCCGCTTCTTTTTTGCTATCAAATGTTTGTCCATCCACAGATGTTTTCACTGCACCATATTTACTTCTCTTGTTTTCTTTTTTATGATATTCCCTATATTGTTCAATGCTCCAATGCTCCTGCATAATTATTCTCCTTCAAAATGAACTTCTTTAAATATATATCCTGCTAATCTTTTGTGATTTCTACATTCGTCTATTGCTTTAAAATATATTTTTGTATTTTCTTCTGGAAAATAAATTTTTCGTTGTTCTGTATTGTATGTAACACCTCTATATATTGAAACATATTTCCAAAATGCCTTTTCCGCCTCTCTAATATTTTTATAAATATATAATATATCTCCATACTTCGACATTAGTTTGCATTTCAATAAGTTGTATATTTCAAAAGCTTCTTGTGATGTCTTAAATAAGTTTTTTGTTTCCTCATATATATCTGGCATTGTTTATTCCTCTTTCTTTTTCTTTGCACATTTTAAATCTTTTATTACTCTTGGTGTATATTGTCTATTTTCTTGATTACTTTTTAATGTTTCAATATTTTTTATTGTTGCATCTGTTTCTGCACAAATGCCTTTTGTTATGAATTTACTTGTATAAGGTTTAATTGTATTTATTAATTCTATTTTATCTTTTATAATTCTTCTTTCTTGCAATACCTTTTTTAACTTTTTATATGTACTTGCTCTTTCTCCAATATTTAAATCACTTAGTTCTATTTCATGTAAAAGGTCATCTCTTTCCCCTTCTTTGTTATATAACTCTGTATTTAATTTCTTTTCTATTTCTTCTATGTTATAGAAAAAATCTTTAATATTATTTAATAAATCTATTGTTTGTTGCATATTTTCAATTATCATAATTTTCCCTGTCCTTCCTTTGTATCTTTTTTATAGGTTGTGTTTGTTTCTAAAAATCACTAATGTGAATATTGTTATTATTTTGTATTATGTTTACTGTTAATCAATTTCAGTTTCACAAGTGTTTCTATAAGTTCTTGAACTGTTTGACATTTTCTTAATTCTATAAATATTGCATTAGAATATGCCATACAACCTATCACAAATCCTATTATAAAAATTAATATATAAACCATAATACCTCCTACATATTTATGTGCATTCCTGTTCTGTCTTTATAGTGCTGACAAGTTTCGAATAATCCCATTTGTTTTCCTGTCAATAAACAATGTGGAAATTCACAATTTAAGGTCGGAACACACCATTCACAATTTTCACATATTTTCAACTTTCTTGATATAAGTTCATCTTCTCTAATAAATGCCATTTCAGTAGTCCCCCATTTCATATATAGTGTCTGTATCATATTGTGTACTTAACTCAGTTTGGTCTAGCGCTGATAAAATACATTTCTTAAAATACGCTTTTGGTATTTTAATTTGTGATTTAGTATTGGCAATAGCAAAATTCTTTAATGCATAACTTAATTTTTTTGAATTTATTTCCTGTATTCTTTTTCGTGTATCTGGATGCATATACATTTCTTTCAAAATTTCCGTTAGTTCAATTGCAAGTTCTTGAGAAAAAATATACATTTCACAATTGTTAATAAGTCGTTCAAATTCCATCTTTTCTGTCTCATCCATCATATTAGTTAAAGTTTTATTTTCTTTTTCCGGTTTATGATTAGATGGATAGATAGATTTTATATCTTTTATTTTAATTTTTATTTTAGATTTAGATTTTATTTTGCTATTTTTTGCTATACTTTTGCCATAATTTTTATAGCATTTGCCATTATATGTTATAGCATTTGTTATACATTTGTTATTTTTTGCTATCTTTTTTGAATTATTTACTTCTGTTTTTCCCCATCTACCTTGTGCTCCTCTTTGTCCAGCTTTTTTTCTTTTTGCACTTACTTCTTCCATTTTTGTCATTCTTTTTAATAAACTTTCAGACCAAAAATATTTTCCATCTGTATTAAACAATCCATTTCCATTTTCTGTTTCCTTATATTCATTAATGCAATCTCTTATATATTCTTCAATATTTATATTTGTATTAGATTGTATTTTTATAGATCTATATGTATTTTTTTCAAGAGGTAATTTATATGATTCTGTATTTCTTAATATTTCAATAATTATCCAAAATAATCCATATCCGTTCTACACCATAGTCACATCTCATCGCTGCAATTTTTATATCTGATAAAGCATTTGCATCATGACTAAAATATACTGTGTTTTTTCCCATATCACTACCTCTCTCCTTTCTTTTGTACTATATTTTCAAATGACATTTGCTGATTTTTATATACATCATTTAAATACTTTCTTTCACATACAGGACCAAATCCTTTTTGAATACTCTTCCATGTTTTTAGTTCTTTGCCACACATTCTACAATTAAATGATTTATCTTGTATGTCTGGACACTTTTTCAATGCCTTTATTGCTAAACTAATAGCTTTTATATCTTTTAAATAAATTTCATCAGACTCGTCATTTTGTATAAAGCTAAGTCTGTCTCTTTTTAATTCTTCTAATTGATTTATTGCTTTTATACTATTCATATAAACCTCCATCAAAATGGATATAATTTTAATTCTAGATTAAGTCCCGGTTTTGCTACTGTTGTTTTTATTTTTGTTGCTGCATATACTTCATTTAGCATTATATCTTGATTAGAATTTGTATCAGATAAATGGCATAGTACAATATTTTTCGCATAACTTAGGTCATTAGATTTTAAGAATTTTATTACATTTTCTAAACTAAAATGGCTTTCCAATAATCTTGAATATCTAGTTTTATTTATTACTCCATTTTTTGCATTTTCTTTTGCAATTTTCTTATTGTAATTACATTCTAATAATAAGTAATTTAGTTTATTAAATTTGTATTTAATATAATATGTATCTGTAGCATATATAAGTTTTTCGCCAGTCGGTTTATATTGAATTAAAAATCCTAATGGTTCTGCAGCATCATGTTGTGTATCAAATGGAAGTATAATAAAATTCCCAATTTCAAATTGTTGTAGAGCTTTTATAACTTTAAATCTATGTCCTACTAAATTTAGTTTTTTAAAGGTTCCTGCAGATGCATATATGTTTATTCCATATAAAGCAAAATTTGAAGCATACTTTAAATGGTCCATATGTTCATGTGTTATTAAAACTCCTTTAATACCATTAAAATTAAAATTCAATTCCTTTTGAACAATTTTAAAATTAACACCTGCATCTAATATTAATTTTTCATTGTTTACTTCTATTAGATAGCAGTTACCACTTGAACTGCTACCTAATACTTTTAATTTCACTAAAATGCTGGTCCTTCATTTTGAATTGGAGTCATTCCAATATTGTTTTCTGCAGATGCATTTTCTTCAATATTTTTTACTTCTCCAGTTTCAATATCAATCATCTCTTTGTTTGCATTTTCTTCTATTTCTTCAGTAACGTGTGCTTCTATTACATTTTCATAAGTATTATCATTTTTTTCTATAACATATGCATAACTTTCATTTACTTTTTTAGGGTCTATTGGAACGGCATTATATGTTGCTCGAGCAATAGTCTTTCTTGCCATTTCCTCATACCAACCGTCGATTTTTTCTTTGCCTACTTTTTTGCCGTTTTCCCATTTATCTTTTTCTCCGCCCCAAAATTCAGCTGCTGCATAAGCTGGTTTTCTTTTATCAATATCTCCTTTTGATAGTGTTATTATTTTATTTCTTGATTCATCAACATATTGTATATATCCAAACCCACCTACTATTTCTCCTCTATCAAATGGATTTTTAATAATAAAATTGTATCTTACAATATTATCTTTATTTACTATTTCAAATATATCATTTGAATATATTAACTCGACTACAATATTTCTAATTGGATATAAAGATAGTTGTGTTGCTATGTATTCTAATCCTTTATATCCCTTTAAAAAGCCTATATCATACTTTTGAGTTTTATTATTTTTATATGGTATAGCATTTAAGTGATTAGGAATTTGCATATCTAATCCTAATTTTGCATGATGTACAACCGCTATTGCTAAATCATTCATATTAACATTTTGCCAAGTAATTGGTAGATTGTTTTTATCTTCTTCTTTGGTTGATTTCCAACTATTTTTATTTAATCTTGCTTCTTCAGCTTTTTTCAAGGCATTGTCAATTCCTATAAAATATCCTCTTATAAGTTGTTTTTGATATTCATTTAAATTTAATGTTCCAATATTTCCTTGAAATTCTTTCATTACCATTCCGGTAAATCTCTCGCTTGCTGTCAATTCTTGTTTTTGTAATTCTGTTTGTTCTTTTTTTACTAATTCACTACTCATATTATTCAACCCCCAATTCTTTCATCATTTTTATAAATTTTTCTGCTTTTTCTCCTTCAATTTTTCCAACTGCAACCGTCATTTCTTTTTCATTATTGTTATTTGCTTCTTGTTCTACTTCTTGTTCCGCTTCTTGCAATGATTGTCCTGCAACTAATCCACTTATAAAAGCTAATCCTATTTTTTCTAATTCATTTAAATTTTCTAACATTTACTTTTCCTCCTTAATTATGAATTTCATGCCTGTTTTTTCTTCATTTTCTACTATTACCGTACAAAAAGCAGGTATGCATGATAAATCAACTCCAATTGCAGCTACAAATGATCTAGCAATTGCAATGGCTTTCATTGATTGGTTTACAGCTCCTGCTCCTATAGCTTGTAATTCTACTCTTTTATTTTCTTGTAATCCTCCTGCTATTGCTCCTGCAACACTATTTGGATTTGATTTACTTGATACTTTTAAAACTATTTTATTTTCCATTTTAATTTTCCTCTCTTTCTTAATCTTCTGATACAGAGATAAATTTTTTATCTCCTCTATATCCAAAACATAAATTTCCGCCATCACATATTAGTGCTAACTCATCAACACTTACTTCGTTTGGGCACTTATAGATTTTGTATTCACCATGTGCATAGCAAGCTTTTCTTGAATAAACTATGTCATTATTGTTTAATTCATCTTCAGTAGGTGATTTATGGTCAACATCACTAACTTTTAATATCTTGTATTTTTCTTCTAATTCTTTGAGTATCTCCATATTAATTCTCATTTTTTCTCTTTCGTTTTCTGTAAAAGCATAAGATGAATATATTTTCTTTTCCATTATTCTTCTTTCCTTCCTTCTTTATCTTGAATTAAATCATCAAAACTCTTTCCATAACCTACATTTTTAATTCTTTCGTCAATATCAATTTGATTGATTATTCCTTTTTCATAATAATCTAATATTTTTATAACTTTTGAAATATCTCTATTACAACAATCATTCCAAAGCATATATAACTTATCTTCATAAAGTTCCATTTTATCTAATGTAATCAAATATATAGCCGTTTTATCTTGTACTACATTTTGTAGTTCAAAAAGTGTTGTAATTGCTCCAGGATTTCCTCCTGCAAAATTCACAAAGTTTTGTGTTGTTGTTTCAAATATTTTCAATCTACCCATTATTTCACCTCAATTCTTAATTGAGTATCTGTAGTTACTATTAAGCTAATTATTTGTGTATTTATTGGGTAAATTTCATTTATTGATTCTCTATTGTCTATAAATATTGGTGCTGATGTATTGTAGAATTTTATAAGAGTATTTATAATATCTAACCCTGCAAGTATCTTATGTGCATTATTTACATCAGCATATGGAACACCATTTACTAATGTATCGCAGCATTCTATAAGTCCTCCATTAATTTGGGTGTCAAACAATCTAAATTTTACTATCTCGAATTTACTATTTATTGCATTCTCTAATAATTCTACTTTTGTTTTTGTAAATTCTTCTAATGCATACTGTTGACCTTCTAAGTCTTGTATTTTCATTGAAATATCTTCTTCTTCATTTTGTAATTCTTCTATACGTAGTTTTGTTTTTTCTTGTATATCTCTTTCATTTAAAGTTTTATTTAGTTGGTTTATTTCTTTAGTTATTTCTATCTTTTTATTTTGTAAATATGATATATCTCCATTTGTTAAGTTCTTTACTCTTTCTTCTATTTCTTCTATTTCTTTGATTTTATTACTATACTCTGGTAATGAAGTCACATCAAATGAGTTATCTATTTCTTTTGTTTTTTCAATTTCTGCTATTTCATTATTTATTTTTTCTAACTTTTTGTTTAATATAGGAAGCTCTTGTTGTACTTTTTCTCTATCCTTTGTATTTTCATCTAATCTTATATTTATAGCCTGTCCTTCTCTATTTATTGCATCTTGTTCGTTCTTTTTATGTACATTAAAATTATTTTCAAATTGTTTTTTTATTTCTTCCTTTTTATCTGTTTCATACTCTCTTTTGCAAGTTGGGCATATAAATGAATTTGGATCAAATTCTAATGTAGTTTTACTAACTTCATCCCATTTCTTATATAATTCTTCTTTTCTCCTTTGATCTGATTGTATTTTTAATAATCTGTCACTGTCTTCTTCCTTCTTTAATCTAATTGTATTTTCAATTACTTTTTTTTCGTTTTGTAAATTAATTAAATCTGTAGAATATTTTTGAGAATATTCAGTTTCTTTTTTTAATTTAAAATCTGCTAATGCTTTTTTTGCTACAGTTAATTGATCTGCAATCTTCATATTTTCTTTTGCTTTAGCTTGTACATCTGTCATTTCTGTTTCAATTACTTGCAGTTGTTTATTAAGTTCGTCTTTTTCTATTTCTACTTTTTTATAGTCAATTTCGTGTTCTGTTATTAATGTATTTGTAAGTTCATCAATTCTTATAGGAATTGTTTCTTTTTGTTTATTTAATTCTTTTATTTTTGCCTGTACAACTTTTTTATAGTCATCAATACTTCTACCTTCTAAATTTTCTCTTATTACATTAAATTCTTCTTTTGAATTTAATATTTCTTCATCTGATATATTAGCTCCAGAAATATTTATTAGTAATTCTCTTCTTTCTGTCCATTTTAACTGATTATTAAAATACGATGGATCTGTAATTAATTTAAATAAACTTTCTGGTATTAAGCTATTAATTTTTTCTTCATAATCTTTCTTTTTTACTGGTACTTCATCAATCCAATAATTAGTTTCGTGCCCAGAAAATTCTCGTTCACTTTGACCTCTTGCTTTAACCCACTTCTCTTGTAATACTTTTTTGAATGTCACATCTACACCATCAATTACTAATATTGCTTCAACTTCATGTTCTAAAAAATGTATTGGTTTATTATTACTATCTAAAGTTTTTATATTGAAGTCTTTTCTATCATTGCTATCTTTGTCAAAAAATAACCATTTAAAGGCATCAAATACTGTTGTTTTTCCTGTTGCATTTGCTCCATAAATATTAGTATTTTGACAATTAAATTTAATCTCTAAATCTTTTATTCCTTTAAAATTCTTTAATTTTAAGCTATATATCTTTATCTGCATATTGATTCTTCTCCCTTCTATTTTTTTCATCTTGAAACCTTCTAGGAACTACTATCGTTCCATTACATTTGTCACAACACCTACCATTATTTACTGGTTGTGCATTATTTCCATATCCTTCATAATGTTTTCCACAAATACTACATATAGGCATATTTTTCTCCTTCCTACTCTTGTTTTTTAATTTTTCCTATGCTAAAATAAAAACAAAGCATTTACATAAGTGTTTTATAGAACTATTTTGTACTTTGGTCGGTATTTGGTAGTTCTATTATTTTTGTATTTTGTTTTTTATAACAATCATCTAATTCGTCAATAAGAAGTTCGTATCTTGTATTTGTGCATAATTCTGATATTTTTCTCTTTTTTACACTAGGATCTGAATAGTTATTTGATTCATTAATAGTTCTAATTTGTAATAAAACATCAGATACACTAAATTTAATATCTTTAATTTCTTTGTCCTTTGCTGCAATGACTTCCTCTAATTGCTTAATCCTTAACATTTCTTCACTATGATTTCCTTCCATACTCATCTCACCCCTTTCAAATTTCTTAATTTATATTTCATTTTTGCTAATGTTATAATGTGCCAAATGTATGAATTATGTAATCTATCCATTACTAATCCTCCCATAAACTCCTATTATTTTTTACATATACATCTTGATAGTATTGTATTGCCTCTTGGTCTCCTTGTTCAATTTTTCTATGTAACTGATATTTCCATGTAGTTAAATAGCTTTCTGGATATGTACAAAAGTCCACAAATAACCAGGTCATTGCTATAAAAGCTACTATAACTAAAATTAATGTTATTATTGATTTTACAAATTTCTTTTTATTTACAATTTTCACTTATATTCACTTCTCCTTCTTGTATTAAATCTACACACTTTAAAAATTTACTTTTAATAATTTTATAAGTCCATCTTCCTCCTGGTTTTTTAGGTGGAACTGCACTTCCAAATTGTAAAAACTCTGGTCTGCCTGCTCTTAATCCTGCCCTTATAAATTCTGCATTGGAATGGATTATCTTTCCAGCTTGATACGGTGTAAGTGTATCAACCGGTTTCAATTCTTTTTCCATGTTTACCTCCTTTAATAATGTGTTGTGCTGCGATTTTTATTTTTTTCATTTCTATCCTCCTGTGTTTTTTTTTCACACTTATTTTAAAAAAAATTATGTGATTTTTATGTAGTCCTTATAGTTGAGGTTAGCTTTCTCACAATATGTAATTATTGCATTACAAAATTTAGGAGCATCTGGAGCTATTCTTCCATTTAAAATTGCGCTCACATATTCTCTTCCTAGCCCTAAATCCTTTGCAAAGTATGAGATATTATCGTGGAACTTATCTCTTACTAGGTCCCTCACTTTTTCTATAATTGCCTCCATTTTATCTCTCCTTTCTCTTGTGTGTTTTTTTTTCACACTTGCATTATATACTTATGTTTTTATAATGTCAATAGTTTTTTGTATTTTTTTTTCACATTTTTTGTTGATTTTTTTTTCACTCCGTTATATAATAGTTTTGAAGGAGGTTTCAAAGTGTTTAATCAAGAAAAATTTAGTAAGATTTTAAATAAGATAGCAAAACAATATGGAAATATAACTTACTTTGCTAATGCCGCTAGTGTCGGAAGAAGCTATTTATCAAAATATATAAATAATAAGTTACCTTCCCCTCCTACTCCAAAGATTTTAGAAAAAATTGCTGAAGCATCAGGTGGAATTACTAATTATGATGAACTAATGCATGTATGCGGATATTTGAATTCAAATATATCTTCTAAAGAAATCGTTGCTCAAAATATATGCAAAAACTATGAAGCTGATATAGATAACTTAAATATTAAAGATATTGATAAAGATTTTATTTTTGAAATACTTATTAAGCAAGAAGAACATAATACAACTGTAATCAACCAAATTAATAACTTTATCAAAAACAATTATGGATCTAACTCTAAAACAAACAAACTTTTTGATATTATAACAGAAATAGATCAACAGATAAAAAACATTGTAACTGTTTCAAATAATATTGGAATACCTTTATATTGTATTTCTAAAGTTCCTATGTATAAAGTATCTTACTTTCCATTTGAATATAGTAATAATGGAAACTATATTGCTATAAAAGCCATTACAGATAAGATGCTACCTCTTCTAGGTCCAGATGATATAGCAGTTATACAATTACAGGAAAATATTGTAGATGGTCAAACCGTACTTTTACTAATAGACAATTCTTATTATGAAATAGCGAAGATATTCTCAGAAGCAAATATCTGTAAACTTTATTTTATGAATTCAAAATATGAAGAATTGGAACTAAGCAGAATAAAAATTATAGGAGAAGTAGTCTTATCTCAAAACAAAAGTGCTTTTCAAAGGAAAGGAGGAATATAGTTATGAAGAAATCAATTACAGGTATAGTACCAGGAATAATCTTAATTATTATCATAATTGGCATAGTTGTTATTGCAATGAATTCTAATAATAGTAGTAAATCAAGCTCTAATTATGTAGCACTAAAAGACTATATGTCTACAGATAATATAAATAGTACCTTAGAAATAATTAGAAATTGTGGTATTACAAATTATGAAATAGTAAGGGATGATTCATTAGATACTCTTGATGGAGAAAATACTATTGGATTTAGGTTAAAGTCTAACAACTACAATGCTGTTATGTATTTAAAAGATAATAATATTTACTCAATTAGGTTTGCAGATAATGATTTATATAGAAATAAAACTGTACTAAAGAAAATAAATGAAATAAAATAAAAAATGATGGGAATATTAATGTTATTGAGTTTCGCAGCACAACACATTATTATCCCCAACGGTAAACACTATGAAAAGTGAATACTCTTGTATTATATACAAAATACCTTCATTTTTCAAGTGTTATTATGAAAAATTGGAGGTTTTTTTGTGAATAAATTTAATAGAAGAAGAAATGGAACAGGTACAGTTGTTTTTTTAGGTAAAGGAAGATATAAACCTTATGCTTCCCGACTGCTAATAGGAAAAAATGAAAAAGGAAAACCAATGTATCTCGATATAGATACATTTGAAACAGATTTAGATGCTCTTGTTTGCTTAGAAAATTGGAATAAGAACCCTACCCCTTTAAAAATAGATAAATCTAGATACAATCGTATCGTTATCTTTACCTGCTTTCCAGGAACGGATATACCATACCCTTTAGTTCCTGTCGAGAATAAAAAATCAACTATACATAGAAAAGATAAAAAACATTATACTTTCAAACAAGTTTTTGAAGAAATGGAAAAAGAATTGTTTCCTACTAAGGAAGAAATAAAAAAAGAATTAGAAGAACATATAAAACCTGAAAACAAATATGCTTATCATAACTCAAGAAATATGTTGACTGCATATCATAATTCTGAGGGATTGTATGATGTTATATATAGAGAATTGAGAACATCAGACTTTCAAAATTATATGAAAGAATCTGAAAAAACATCTAGTGCTATAAAACAAATGGTTCAACTATATAAAAATATGGATAAATATGCATTCCAAGAAGATATTATAGATAAATGTTATGCTCAACATATAACTAAAACAAAAACTACTAGCCAGTCTACTAGAACGCCATTTACTTATGAACAAATCGAATATTTATGGAATGTAAAACCTGAAGATAAACAAGAAGAAATAGTCAAAAATATTTTATTACTAGCCAACTACACTGGATGTCGCGCTGAAGAATTATGTTTTATTTATACAAAAAATATTCATTTAAATGATAATTACTTTATCGGTGGTCTAAAAACTGATAATGGTATTAATAGAGAAATTCCAATACATCCTCTTGTTAAATATATTTTTGAAAAATACCATGATCCTAAAAATGAATTTTTATTCATGAAAGCAAATGGCAAAAGACTATTCTATGCAGATTACAATAATTACTATAATAATAGTTTCATTAAAAAACATGAATTCCTAAAAGGTAAAACTGCACATTGTGGAAGGCATGGATTAGAAACAGAATTAAAAAAATTAAATGTAAAATCTCCTATTGTTAATTCTATACTTGGTCACAAAAATGGAAATGTTGGAGATGATGTTTATAATAATATTACTATTGAAGAAAAATTAGAAGCAATAAAAATGGTAACATTCAAAGCAGGTAAAATTTATGTACTAAAAAATGAGCGAAAAACCTCATAAAACCTAATAAAACTTACTTGGTAAATAACAAACTAATAACAAACGAAATGCAGCAAATCAGCAAAGTGCTGGTATTACTGCATTTTTTTATATCTTGCTAATTCCTGCTAATATTAATAGTACAATTATTGTTATTACTAATGCTATTAGCGTAATTCCTCTTGCGTTTTTCTTTTTGGTGTTCAT